GCGAAGCCTTTGTGGAGTTGTATCGTGACAACGATGTTTTAGAACAATTCCAAAAAGCGGCGGGAGAGGTGCTTGAAGAAGTACCCACACCACCGCAGAGGGGCGACTTCAGTATTGAAGAAGTCCTGAAGAGCGATTACTTTTTCGCTTAGTTATCCACTTTGGTAATATACACCTTTGTGGACATTATAGATGTCATGAACCGTTACATTGTAACGATTGTCGAGATGGAGAAAAAAAAGACAAATGGCTAACACAGTAACTACGCCGTTAGGCACGGCTTATTATGCCTACATCTTCACACCTGATACGAAATTTGACGAGAACGGTGTGTACCAAGTGAACCTTCGCATGTCGAAGTCAGATGCCAAACCCTTGGTCAAGGTCATCGACAACACCATCGACGAAACGATGGAGTCCTCTACATCCAAGAAGAAAAAGCTTGCACCCAAGCCTTACTTCAAAGCCACGGATGCGGAAGGCAATGAGACTGGCGAGATTGAGTTCAAGTTCAAGCAGAAGGCAGTCATAAAAACCAAGAAGGGTGACATGAAAATGCAACCCAAGGTTTTCGATAGCAAAGGCAAGCCGCTTGTCGAGCAGATGCTCGTAGGCAATGGCTCACGCATCAAGATTGCATTCGAGCCTTATGGTTACGATGTCCCCAGCATTGGTGTTGGAGCATCTCTACGCCTGAAGGCTGTCCAGATTGTTGACCTTGTAAACGCAGAAGTCGGTGGATTCGGCTTCGGTGAAGAGGACGGCAACTTCGTTGTTGAAGCAAACAATAATAATAATGACAACACGGATGAGAGCGATGACGAAGAAGAAGACATCTTCGCAGAAGAAAACGAAGAATCAGACGGCGACTATTAAGTTCCGTTCTAAATTTGAGGAAACGGTAGCAGAAGCTCTGGGCTTGGTTTGTCCCGATTACGAATACGAAACAATGCGTATCCCGTATGTCGTGGAGCGAAACTACAACCCAGACTTCATACTTCCCAGCGGTATCATCATTGAAGCTAAAGGTTATTTCAAATCTGCTGACCAGCGGAAACACAAGCTCATCAAAAAACAGCACCCCGAAAAAGACATTCGGTTCGTGTTTCAAAAAGCTTCTGTCCGCGTTCAAGGAAGCAAACTCACTTGCGCCGAATGGTGTGAGCGATACGGCTTCCTGTATGCAGAAGGAAAAGTCCCCGAAGAATGGGCAAAGGAGAAAAACCAAAATGGCTAAAAGAAAAGATACTGACTACATCATCATTCATTGTTCTGCCACACCCCCGTCTATGGATGTGGGTGCGAAGGAGATTGACAAATGGCATCGCCAGCGAGGCTGGAGAAAAATCGGATACCACTTTGTCATCACCCGCGATGGAGACATCCAAGAGGGCAGAGAGCTAGACGAAATCGGCGCACATTGCCGTGGATTGAACTCCACGAGCGTGGGTGTCTGTCTCGTTGGTGGTGTTAATGCGGAAGGCGACCCCGAAAGTAATTTTACCGATGAACAATGGGCAAGCCTCGAAGAGTGCATCAAAGACTTACTACTTCCATATGCACATGCGGAAGTCACAGGTCACAACAAACACTCGTCAAAAGCTTGCCCCAGCTTTGATGTGGAAAAATGGTGGAAAGAAACGATAGCGAGTTCGTTCAGCATGTAGCTTGCCCAAGTTGCCCATCGTCAGACGGCTTTGCGTTGTATGATGACGGTCACGGTTATTGCTTTGTGTGTGGCTACCACTCGAACAGCGGCTTCACGCCTAGCAAACCGAAAGAAACTAAATTGACGAACCTAATTGAAGCGGGTGAAACCCGCGCACTTAAAAAGCGACAGTTGTCGCTCGAAACCTGTAAGAAATGGAACTACGCAGTTTCAACTTACAATAATCAGACCGTCCAAGTAGCGAACTACACGGACGCTTCTGGGAGCATTGTCGCCCAGAAACTGCGCTTTCCCAACAAGGACTTTTTATTCCTTGGAGACAGCAAGCAGGCTGGCCTGTACGGGCAGAGCCTGTGGCGGGACGGTGGCAAAATGGTCACCATTACCGAAGGCGAACTTGATGCCTTGAGCCTTTCGCAGGCTATGGGCAACAAGTGGCCTTGCGTGAGCATCAAGCGCGGCGCGGCAGGAGCGAAAAGAGACATCCAAGAATCTCTGGAGTGGCTCAACAAGTTTGAGACTGTCGTCTTTATGTTTGACAATGATGACGCTGGTCGCAAGGCGGCGAAAGAATGCGCGGCACTGCTCCCACCAAACAAGGCCAAGATTGCCCAGTTGCCCCTCAAAGATGCCAGTGAAATGCTGGTAGCAGGCAAGGTGGACGACCTTATTAACTGCATGTGGGGCGCAAAAGAGTTCCGACCAGACGGCATCCTCAATGGTGCTGACCTCTGGGACGTAGTAACACGCGAAGACAACACCAAGTCGTTTCCATACCCTTACGATGGGCTGAACCAGAAGACCCTTGGGCTACGGCGCGGCGAGATTGTCACGGTGACTGCTGGGTCTGGCATAGGCAAGTCACAGTTATGTCGTGAGTTCGCTCACTACTTACTGACCCAAGGCGAGACTATTGGCTATATCGCTCTCGAAGAGAGTGTCCGCCGTACTGCTCTTGGCCTGATGTCGATTGCCGTCAACCTGCCCCTGCACTTGGGCAGTAAGGATGTGACTGAGAAGGACATGAAAGAAGCCTTCGACAGCACATTGGGTACTGGGCGTGTCTACCTGTACGACCACTGGGGTTCGACTGAAAGCGAGAACCTCATCAGCAAAATCCGCTATCTGGCGAATGGGTGCGAATGCAGTTTCATCGTGCTTGACCACATTTCGATTGTCGTGAGTGGCCTAGAGGGTGGCGATGAACGCCGAATGATTGACAACACCATGACCAAGCTTCGTGCGCTGGTCGAGGAGTTAGACATTGGTCTGGTTCTGGTCAGTCACCTCAAGCGGCCTGATGGCAAAGGCCATGAGGAAGGCGCACAGACATCCTTATCCCAACTACGCGGCTCTGCCTCGCTTGGGCAACTCAGCGATATCGTAATCGGCTGTGAGCGTAACCAGCAGGATAACACTCATGCAAACATTACCACACTGCGTGTTCTCAAGAACCGCTGGACGGGTGAGACAGGCGAGTGTTGTTCATTGGCTTGGGACAGAGACACTGGTCGCATGGTCGAAGTAGACCTAGCGGAATTACAAACCGACTTTGAAACGCTGGATAACACAGAGGGGTACTAGCAATGGCAAAAATAAAGAGCGAAGTAGAAATCACAGTTGATGTGACTCTGGAGAAAGATGGGCTGGGTGTACTTGCGTTTTCCGACCCTGAAACACCGCCTCAACTTTTTTCAATCACCTATGACGCTCTTTTCGATGAAACTGATGAGCTATATGGCAACGGGCGTGGGGGTCTGATTAGTGACCCTGAAGACAAAGAAACCGTCCTAGCCATCGCACATCAGCTTCGTGACCTTGCCGATGACTTAGCAAACCTGTGCGGACAGACACTGTAACTAAAACCGTTACAAGGTAACGATTATGAGACTGATATTTGACATAGAGGCGAATAGCCTCACACCCGACATTGTACACTGCATTGTCGCACGGGATGTGGACACAGACGAAGAGTATGTGTTCCGTCCTGACCAGCTTGAGGCAGGGCTTGAACTCCTTGCACAGGCTGACTGCCTGATTGGGCATAACATTATGGGCTACGATTTACCTGCCCTCAAAAACATTTTTGACTTCGACTATGAAGGCGAGGTGCGTGACACGTTAGTGATGTGCCGCCTCATTTGGTCTGACGTTAAGAACAAGGACTTCACGCTCTATCATGCAGGCAAACTGCCACCGAAGATGATTGGCTCACATAGCCTCAAGGCATGGGGCTACCGCCTTGGCGAATTGAAGGGCGAGTTTGGTGAGCAAGAAGACTTTGATGTTTTCACTGAGCAGATGCTTGAGTACTGCCGCCAAGATGTCGTGGTAAACAAACACCTGTTCTTGAAGATTGAGAGCAAGAAGTACAGCGAGGATGCCATCAAGTTAGAGCATGAGGTGCATCACCATCTGCTGGTGCAGGAGTACCTTGGGTTTCCCTTTGATGAGCAGGCTGGCTGGAAGCTCTATGGCGAGTTGTCTAACCGCCGCACAGAGATTGAGGCTGAACTACAGGAAGTCTTTCTGCCGTGGCGTGAAGAGACAGAGTTCATACCCAAGGTCAACAATAAGAAACTTGGCTATGTGAAGGGTGAGCCTTTCATCAAAGTCAAAGAAACTGTTTTCAACCCCTGTTCCCGTGAACACATAGCCCGTGCGCTTCGAGAGCGATACGACTGGCAACCTGATGAGTTCACTGAGACAGGGCTTGCAAAGGTGGACGAGACTGTTCTCTCTGCCTTGGAGTACCCAGAGGCAAAACTTCTATCTGAATACCTGATGCTCCAGAAACGACTGGGACAGCTTGGGGAAGGTAAGCAAGCTTGGCTCAAGCTCGTTAAGAAAGGACGAATACATGGGCGCGTTAATCACATGGGAACGCATACGTCACGTTGTACGCATTCAAATCCCAACACTGGTCAAATACCTTCTACAGGGGCTACTTACGGTAGTGCTTGTCGGAGTCTTTTTATCGCTCCTGATGGCTATCGTATTATCGGCTGTGATGTTAGCGGTCTGGAGCTACGCGCTCTGGCTCATTATATGGCTCTATACGATGGGGGAGCGTATGCCGATGAGATACTTACGGGAGACATACATACAACCAACATGGAAGCCGCTGGCTTACCTTCACGAGCGACTGCAAAGACTTTCATCTACGGGTTTCTCTACGGTGGAGGTGATGAAAAAATCGGCAGTATCGTTGGTAAAGATGCTAAAGCGGGACGAAGGCTCAAAGCCCAGTTCCTAAAAAAGACCCCTGCGCTTGCCAAGCTTCGTGACAACGTAAGCAAGGCGGCAGAAAACAGGGGCTACCTAAAAGTGTTGGATGGGCGAAAAGTGCCTGTCCGACATAAACACGCAAGCTTGAATACGCTTCTTCAAAGCACGGGTGCAATCATCTGCAAGCGGTGGCTCGTTGAGTTCCATCGCAAGATGCAGGCTGAAGGCTTTGTGCTTGGAGAGGACTATTACCAAGCGGCATTTGTTCATGATGAGCTTCAGATTATAGCCAAAAAGAGCATCACAGAGCGCGTAGGAGCTTTGTGTGTGGAAGCCATCAAGGACGCGGGAGAAGCCTACAACTTCCGACTACGACTTGATGGAGAGTATAATGTCGGAAAAAACTGGGCTGAAACCCACTAAGAAAGACCGAAAGAAATTTGATTTAGACCTTGCTTACGGACACCTTCATGAAGACCGCATTGCGGACATGCTTCAGAACAAAAAAATCGAGGTCAAAACAGAGCGTGACCAGTGGTCAAAAACTGGAAACATCTGCATCGAGTTTCAAAGCTGGGGAAAGCCCAGTGGTATCAAAGCAACCGAAGCCGACTATTGGTTTCATAATCTTGCTTTGGGTGATGACGTTTTTTGCACCTTGGTGTTCAGCGTTGATAACCTGAAGAAAATAGTTGAACAGCTAGACCACCATCGCGTGGTTAACGGCGGTGACCATAATGCGTCCCGCATGTTCCTCGTGAACCTGTCGAAGCTGTTTAGTACGGATACGGTCAAACTGTACGCTGACCTATCCACTGAGGAAACTGACACATGAATGTACGACTACTTGTTGATGGAGACATCATCGCATACCGCACAGCGGCGGCTTGCGAACACCCAATAAAATGGGACGAAGACCTCTGGACTATGCACACCAGCGAAGCAGAGGTCATGGCTGAACTGACGAAGAGCATTGAGGCTTTGAAAGATAAGTTCAAAACGGAAGAGGTAATCATCGCCTTGTCTGACCGTAAGAACTTCAGAAAGGAACTAAATCCTGAGTACAAAGCCAACCGTGCCAACACCCGAAAGCCTATGGGCTTGGGAGTTGCACAGGACTTCTTCAAAACCAAATACCTAGCAGTTATATGGCCTACGCTTGAGGCGGATGACGTTCTTGGAATCATGGCTACACAAAGCTTTGACGAAGATACAATCATCGTTTCGGACGATAAAGACCTGCAAACGATTGCTGGCTACCACTACAACAAAGGTGAGGTTATTGAGGTATCAGAACAACAAGCCCTCAAGAACTTCTATACCCAAGTACTGACGGGCGATACGGCGGACAATTACAAAGGCTGTCGTGGCGTTGGGCCAGTTAAAGCAGAACGCATCCTTGCTGGATGCAGAACATCACTTGATATGTGGCAGGCCGTTCTTGGTGCTTATGCCAAAGCTGAACAGCCCAGTGAAGACGCACTGATGAATGCTCGTATGGCTTACCTGCTTCGTGCTGGTGATGTGAATGTCTCCTTCGGCAACGTCAAGCTATGGGAGCCGCCTTTGACCGCAGACGAAGGTTACACGAAGGAGATGGCACATGGCTCGTGAAAGTTACCACGACTACATGGGTCGCTCCATGAAAGAGATGCGGGAAAGCACTAATAGCAAACGCCAAAACCTTCTGGTTGCACATGAAGCCATGTGTGCCAAGGCGCGAGTTCTTATGGACAAGAAAAACCAAGACTACGCAGGTGACGCAGACATCTTCGCCAACTTTCGGCGGACTGAAGATATGGGTATCACCTCTACAGAAAAGGGCTTTCTGGTTCGCATGACCGACAAGTTTAGTCGGTTGGCTTCGTTCACCGAAAACAATGAGTTGGCGGTGAAGGATGAGTCAGTCGAGGACACTTTGATTGACATCATCAACTACGCCGTCCTGTTCCACCAATATATAAAGACGAAAAAAGACGAAAATGAAAAGTAATTATCTCCCCACAGACTACCAAACATTCATCGCCACTTCCCGTTACGCTCGTTGGCTTCCTGAAGAGGAACGCCGCGAGTCATGGGGTGAAACCGTAGACCGTTTCATGGCAAACATTATTGAAAGACACATAACCGATAAGAAGACTGTCAAACAGGTTCGTGAGGCCATCCTCAATTTGGATGTAATGCCTTCCATGAGAGCCTTAATGACAGCAGGCGAGGCCGCAGACCGTGACAACACTTGTATATATAATTGTTCCTATCTCCCTGTTAATCATCCTAGAGCATTCGATGAGGCAATGTTCATCCTGCTTTGTGGGACTGGGGTAGGCTTTAGTGTGGAGCGTCACTATATAGATGCTCTGCCAACAATCCCTGCCGACCTTGCGCCGTCCGATGACACGATTGTTGTTCAGGACAGCAAAGAGGGTTGGTCTAAAGCATACCGCAAGCTCATCTCTTTCCTGTACAGCGGCGATATTCCGCAGTGGAACTTGGACAAGATACGCCCAGCGGGTGCGCGACTGAAGACTTTCGGAGGCCGCGCCAGTGGCCCAGAGCCGCTTGACCAGTTGTTCCGCTACACCGTGGACAAGTTCAAAGAGGCCGCTGGTCGCCGTCTGGACAGCTTCGAGTGTCACAGCATCATGTGCAAGATTGGTGAGATTGTTGTCGTAGGCGGTGTCCGCCGCAGTGCAATGATTAGTCTCAGCAACCTGCAAGATGACAAGATGCGTACCGCCAAATCAGGCAACTGGTGGGAACACCGACCTGAGATGGCCTTGGCAAACAACTCAGTGGTCTACACCAAGACCCCCGACATGGAAGCATTCATGCGTGAATGGGTTGCCTTGGTAGAAAGCAAGTCAGGTGAGCGGGGCATCTTCAGCCGCGTAGCCGCACAAGCACATGTAGAAAACAACGGACGGCGAGAACACGACCATGAGTTTGGGTGCAACCCATGCTCTGAAATCCTGTTGCGCCCTTATCAGTTCTGCAACCTGTCTGAGGTAGTCGTAAGAGCTACAGACACACCACAGACCCTGAAGAAAAAGGTCAAGATTGCGACAATCATTGGGACTGTGCAGTCAATGTTTACCTACATGCCCTACCTACGTCCCATTTGGAACAAAAACACTGATGAAGAAAGGCTGTTGGGTGTAAGTCTGACAGGTATTATGGACAATGAATACACGAAAAATCCTGAACCATCCCTTCTGGAGAGCCTTCGTAGCGTGGCAGTACAAACAAACAGGGATTATGCAGAGCTACTTGCAATCCCTCAGAGTACGGCTATCACCTGTGTCAAGCCTAGTGGTACTGTCTCACAGCTTGTTGATTCCGCCAGCGGCATTCATGCTCGTCATTCTGACTACTATATTCGCAATGTTCGCGGCGATAACAAAGACCCGCTAACGCAGTTCATGATTGAGCAGGGGATACCTTCAGAACCTGAGTATCTCAAGCCAGACAACACCACAGTGTTTAGCTTTCCTATGCGTTCACCTGACGGTGCGATAACTCGTACCGAAATGAGTGCCATCGAACAACTAGAGATTTGGAAGCTGTATGCTATCCACTTCTGTGAGCATAAGCCGTCTGTAACTATTTCAGTTAAGGATGAAGAGTGGATGCACGTTGGCGCATGGGTTTACGACAACTTCAGCATCCTATCGGGCATCTCGTTCCTGCCCTATAGCGACCATGTATATCGCCAAGCTCCTTACCAAGATATTGATGAGGAAACCTACAAAGAACTAATAGCAAAAATGCCTGCCAGCGTTGATTGGTCACGCCTTCGTGAATATGAGAAGGAAGACAATACGATGGGCAGTCAGACTTTGGCTTGTTCGGGCGATAGCTGTGAGGTTGTCGATATCGTTACAGTGTAACGGTTTTTGGACATTATCGGAAAAACATCATGAAAGTGTTTTCTAGTACTCCGTTTGTCTCTGTGGAACTGCTTACCTACATGGAAGAGCAGTTCCCTGACAAACTTCCAAAGGATTCCCAGATACCTATAGATGCCTTGCGTATTCTACAAGGCCAACAAATGGTTATCGAAAAACTTAGACAACTCCACAATAACGAGGACGAAGAAGAAAATGTGCAGTCGCCCTAAAGCTCCCAAGGCACCACCGCCCCCTCCCGCTCCACCGAAAGCGGCGGCGGCAGGCCCACAAGACATACAAACCTTCGAGTTTGAAACCAACCTAGCTACACAGAACAAAAAGAAGCGTGGCAAGAAACGGTTCCGTATCAAACCAGAGGAAAGCGTCAACATGGCGGGTAGCGCAAATTTCGGCGGCACTGGCTCTTCCACCAATACTGGTGGCCTCTCCATCCCAAAGTCGGCGGCATAAGTTATGTGTGACGGTGGCGGCGGCGGCGGCGGAGGCGGAGGCTTCGGTGGCGGTGGAGGCGGAGGCGGCTTCGGTGGGGGCGGCTTCGGAAGTATGGGCGGCAACTTTGGCGGCTTCGGCGGTAATGCCGGAGACATAGATTATGGTAGCGGCTCTGGCGGCTCTGGCGGCTCTACTATGTACAAAGGCCGTATTACTGACCAAAAAGAAGCAGAGGCCATTGCAGATAGCTTAAATGCCCTTGCAAGGCGTAAACGCAGAGGCAAACGAAGATTTAGAAGTCAGATTGTCCAAGGCGAAAACATAGGACTAAATATCCCAGCGCAAGGCGCGTCAGTAAACGTACCAAGTTAAAATGGATAATAAAAAGAAAACTGTAGCGCATCGCTACGCTCAACTAGAGTCAGAGCGGCACACGTTCCTTGAGAGGGGGCGAGATGCTTCGGAGCTAACACTCCCAACGCTTCTGCCACCGCAAGGGCATTCCAGTGCTACCGTTTACAAAACACCCTACCAATCCGTAGGGGCGCGTGGGGTCAACAACCTAGCTTCCAAGCTACTTATGACCCTGCTACCACCTAACTCACCTTTCTTTCGCCTGACGATTGATGACTTTGACATTGAAGAGTTAGCGGGACGTAAAGACGCTCGTGGTGCTGTCGAAGAGGCATTGGCACGGCTTGAGCGCACGGCACAGCAAGACATTGAAGCCTTGGCTGTTCGTGTCCCCATTCATGAAGCACTGAAACAACTAATCGTTACTGGTAACGCCCTAGTCTATATGCCACAGGAAGGCGGCATGAAGGTGTATCGCCTTGACCGCTATGTTGTTAAGCGTGACACAATGGGTAACGTGATGGAAATCATCACTAAAGAAAGTGTGTCTCCACAAGTTCTGCCCAAGGCCGCACAGGATATAATCTACGGTGAGGGAAACAACTACAATAAGGAAGACATAACCAACGCAAAAGACTGCGACCTCTACACACATGTCTGTCGCCGTGGTGACAAGTTTGACATACATCAAGAGGTAAAAGGTGTTGAGATACCTAAGACCCGTGGCTCATACCCAGCAGAACGCCTACCATTTATACCGCTACGGTTTACCCGCATTGACGGTGAAGACTATGGTCGTGGTTATGTAGAAGAATACATTGGTGACCTCAGAAGCCTAGAGGCTCTGACCCGTGCAATCGTTGAGGGCGCGGCGGCATCAGCCAAGGTATTGTTCCTTGTGCGTCCTAACGGGACTACGAAACAGCGTGTCCTGTCGCAAGCACCAAATGGTGGCATTGTGTCAGGTGACAGCAATGATGTTAGCACCCTACAGGTGCAGAAGCAGGGCGACTTCAGGGTAGCCCAAGAAACATCGTTGGAAATAGGTAAGCGACTTAGCTTTGCTTTCCTGCTTAACAACTCAGTACAACGTAAGGCAGAGCGTGTAACCGCTGAAGAAGTGCGTTTCATGGCGCAGGAGCTAGAGACTGCTCTTGGTGGTGTGTACAGCATTCTTTCTATGGAGTTCCAACGCCCCTTCGTAAACCTACTGCTGGCTCGTCTGGAGCAACAAGGCAAGATGCCTAAGATGCCAAAGGACACAGTCAAACCACAAATCGTAACAGGACTAGAGGCTCTTGGGCGCGGACAGGACTTGAGCAAGTTGGCTCAACTTCTGCAATATCTGCAACCTCTAGGACAAGATGTCATTTCTCAAGAACTAAACGTAGCCGATTACATAGACAGATTAGCGGCTTCCTTGGGAATTGATACTGGTGGACTAATCAAGTCCCCAGAACAACGGCAAGCTGAACAACAAGCCTCACAACAGGCCAATCAGCAAGCCATGATGCAAGAGGCCATGAAGAACATGGCTGAACGTGCCGCCCCTAATCTCGCTGAGAGAGGCATGGATTATTTAGAGGGGCAACAGCAAGAAATGGAAAACTAATAAGATGGCTGAGACAGAAACACTAAATACACATCAAGAACCCGCCCCTGAAACGCAAGAGTATGTCGATAACATGGTTGCGAAAGGCGAGGCGGCACTTAATGCTGGTCAGGACGAACAACAAGAACAACGTCCCGACTGGCTTCCTGAGAAGTTCCAAGACCCTGCACAACTAGCACAAGCATATGCAGAGCTAGAAAAGCAGTTCAGTTCTCGTGAATCTCAGGAAGAACAAGAATACGAATTTGAAGAGGGCGATGACGAAGACTTTGAAAATGTAGAAGCCGCAGATGAATATCTGAAACAAAACGGCGTTGATTTTCAAGAACTGTCTGAAGCCTTCTGGGAAAACAACGGATTATCTGAAGAGCAGTATGACTTGCTGGAAGCAGTAGGTATTCCTTCAGATATCGTAGACCAATATATCGACGGTCAAATGGCTGTCGTTAACCAAACACAGGCGGCTGTCTTTGATGCCGCAGGTGGCGAGGAAGGCTATGCCCAAATGATGAACTGGGCAACTAACACGCTTTCTGAGCGCGAACAGGACGCTTATAACGCGGCAGTAAATAGCGGAGATACAGAATCCGTTCTGCTCGCGGTGCAAGGTCTTAATGCTCGTTTCCGTAGTGAATATGGCGATAACCCGACCCTCGTACAAGGTCAGGCCGCTGATGTCACGGCGGGTGCTTTTCAGTCGGTTGCAGAGATTACTGCGGCGATGTCAGACCCAAGGTACGAGAAAGACCCCGCTTATCGGGGTGCTGTTGAAGCCAAGCTTCAGCGGTCTTCGGTAATTTAAGCTGTCTCCATTTCAAGTGTCAGTCGGTGGGGGGCTTCTTGCCCCCTGCCGCAACTTGTCTGAAGCCAAAGCAGAACCTTTGACCCCGTGCGCGGGACAATCCTTGGTGAAGTGAGTAGTGAATGCAGGAACACTTAATCGTTACAATGTAACGAAACCTACATCAACACTAGAATATCATATGAGGTGATAAAAATGGCAATGCAAGGTGCATCCAATCCAGCCTATGACGTATCCCGTCTAGGTCAAACAAACCTCTCAGGTGATGTCCGTTCTCTCTTCCTGAAATTATATGCAGGTGAGGTTCTGACTTCCTTTGAGGCCAAAAACATCATGATGCCTCTGATGCGTACTCGTACCATCAGCAAAGGCAAATCAGCTTCGTTCCCAATGTTGGGCCGTACAACTGCTGAGTACCACACCCCTGGAAATGAAATCACGGGCGGTCAGGTACGCGCTTCTGAGCGTATCGTCACGATTGACGATTTGCTGATTAGCTCTCAGTTTATTGCCAGCATTGATGAAGCCATCAACCACTACGATGTACGTTCAACGTACTCGAAAGAAGCAGGTATCGCGTTGGCTACTGAGGCCGACAAGAACATCCTGCGCCAAGCTCTGAAAGCTTCGCTGGCTACTAATGCCACTCGTGCGGCGGCTCTCGTTCAGGACTACACAGCGTTCTCCGAAGAAGACTTTACTGATAACATTACTATCGGTGCGGCTTCTGGTGATGTGACTGACCCATCTAAATTGGCTAAGTCAATCTTTGACGCTCGTAAAGAAATGGACAAGAAAAACGTACCGCAAGAAGGTGCTTTCGTTGTCCTTGGCCCAGACCAGTACTACGCTCTGTTAGACGTAACTGATGGTAACAAGCTCGTATACATGAACCGCGACTTCGGTGGCACAGGCTCTGTAGCCTCTGCTGTTGTACCGCAAATCGCTGGTATGCCTGTATACATGAGCAACAATCTTGTTGTGTCTGACCTTGTCGAAACCTCTGGCGGTTCTAAAGGTCAATCTAAAGGTAATCGTCCGATTGCCAACACTGCTGGTTCAGGCCGCACGACTGCTTACGACATCACCAACGCTACGACTGACGGTGTCAACCTCGTTGACGTTGCCGCTAAAGTCAAAGGTCTGGTAATGACTAAAGATGCCGTAGCAACCGTGAAGCTTCTCGACCTTGGTGTTGAAAGCGAATACCAAATCAATCGTCAGGGAACTCTGATGGTTGCTAAGTATGCAATGGGACATAATATCCTACGTCCTGCTTGCTCTATTGCACTCCTGAGTGTATAATTAGAATGAATGGTTAACTCCATTCGTTACAGTGTAGGGGGATGCTCTCTTTGAGGGTGTCCCCCTTTTTTTCATTTGAGAATCTAATGTCTACAGCCACGAAGCGCGACCCTGAAAAATGGGCGAGGGCAAAGGCTCGTGCAAGGGCAAGAATGGGTGGAAAGCACTCTGCCCGTGCGATGCAACTTGCCGTGAAATACTACAAGGATGCAGGGGGGACTTACTCTGGCGCGAAGAAATCCACTAACAAATTACGGCGATGGTCGAAACAAGGGTGGACGTATGCAGGAAAGCGCGGTGCGTCCCGCTACTTACCAAAGAAAGCGATTGCAAGTCTTTCACCATCCGAAAGGGCGGCAACGAATAGAAAGAAGCGAGAAGACACTGCCGCTGGAAAACAATACTCAAGTCAACCCAGAGCTATCGCTCAAAAAACAAGAAGATATAGGACAGCGTGATGCCAGACCTAGACGGAAAAACATACGCATACAACAAAGAAGGTATGCAGAAATACAAGCAAGACAAAAAGAAGAAAATGGCTGGTAATCGCCGCTATCTAAAAAGGAATAATAACTATGCATGAGAAAGGTCACAAAGGCCCGTTTAGCGAGGTGGGTACGAGTCAACGACTGCGAAACCAAGCCACCCGCGCACGAGGCAACCAGATTGGTAAAACGCTGAAGCGGAATGACCAGTTCAAACAATACTACGGACGCGACCCCAAGTCAGGGGCGGTGTTTCTAATTTCGCACACGAAAGGTCAACCCGCGAGATACAAGCGTGTAAACATGCGGAAACAAGGGCCGTCTGTGAACCCAACCAAAGGGCAACGAACAGGCCGCGACTTCAGTATTGCAAAAAAATCCAGCCCCACTGATTCACGCCGTGGACGCGAAGTCCTCGCAGGGCCAAAGGTAAACCCAAACAGAAAGCCAGAGAAAAAGGCAGAAGCACCAAAGGCCACTCCAAAGCCCAAGGCGCGTCCAGCAACACCTTCAAAAGCATCTGGTAAATCAGGTCGCTCCTCTTTCCAAACAGCCTATGCAAAAGCACGGGCGGCTTACAAAAAAGGTGGTAAGGCAACCTTCAAGTTCAATGACAAAACCTACACCGTTGCTACAAAAGAAGAGCTTAAAAAGTCTGGTGGCAAGTATGGCAAGAAACTTCAGGCTATGCTCAAGACGAACCAGAAGAAAAAGCCTGAGTCGGTTGCTACATGAGTACACCTGCATGGCAACGCAAAGCAGGGAAGAACCCAAAGGGCGGTCTGAACGCCAAGGGCAGAGCATCATACAAAGCTCAAACAGGCGGGACACTGAAAGCTCCCGTAAAAGGCGCACCGAAAACTCCAGAACAAATAAAACGGAAGGGAAGCTTCCTAGTAAGGATGGGGAGCGCAAAAGGGCCACTGATGAAGAATGGGAAGAAGACCCGTTTGAAGCTCAGTTTAGAGGCATGGGGTCACTTTGGTGACAAAGCCTCTGCTGTAGCAAAAGGCCGTAGGCTTCTCGCCCGTTACCAAAACCTAAAAAAGAAAAAGGCTTAGACAATGGCTAACGCAACAACCACGGAGCTAGAAGCTGTAAACATCATGCTCTCGTCTATTGGCGAAGCACCTGTGAACTCTTTGAGTTCTGGGTTGGTGGATGCAGAGCTTGCTCAAACTACGCTTCATAATGTGAGCCGCGAGGTACAGGCGGCAGGATGGAGTTTCAACACAGAATACAACAGGTCATATGCTTTAGATGGCGCAGGAGAGTTGTTGCTTGGTAATGATGTACTGAAGGCTGACATGTGTGCAACACGCACAGAGAGCTTTGACTTAGTTCAGCGTGGCACAAAGATGTACAACAGAGCCGAAGGTACATACGTTCTTACAGACGGCCCAATCAAACTAGATATCGTTGTCTTTCTGGATTACACGCTTCTTCCTGAAGCCGCCCGTAGGTACATCACCATCCGCGCCGCCCGTATATTCCAAGACAGAACTATTGGCTCACAAGAGCTTCATGGTTACCAACTCAGAGATGAGCAAATGGCTTTGACTGAGTTGCGCGACTCCGATGCTGAAAATGCTGACCACTCAATCTTTGACAACTACAGTGTCGGCTCAGTCATAGATAGGCTGGGCGGAAAGGTTATCTAAATGCCGCTCATATCTTCGGCTCTGCCAAACCTTATCAATGGGGTTTCGCAACAGCCGCCTGCCCTGCGCTTACCGTCTCAAGGTGAGGTTCAAGAAAACGGATTATCAAGTGTCGTTGACGGCCTAACCAAAAGGCCAGCGACCCGACACATCGCTACTCTCCCCAATATACCCGCGTCTATCTCTTCTGCTTTTCTGCACACGATTAGGCGTGGAGATAACCTAGAGTTTTACAGCTTGGTCATAACGAGTGGTGCTATCTTCGTTTATGACGAGGTAGGCGTACAACAAACTGTTAACCCAACAACGGGCGCACTAAACTATTTGTCAGGACTTTCAGACCCAGCCAGCCAAGTAACAGCAACAACGATTGCTGACTTCACCTTCATCGTTAATAAAAACAAGACTGTTGCTAAAAGCACCGCTACCTACCCAGCGCGTAATCCAGAAGCTTTGGTGTATATCAAACAAGCTGATTACAGTTCAGAGTACGAGCTTTCGATAACTAAGGGTGGTGTCAAAAGAACTCAAAAGCTGACTACAAAATCAAGTTCACAGGCTGATACAGCCGCCACTCAAACGGCGGAACAGAGCATTCAGACTGACCGTATCGCAAACAGCCTTCGGCACGACGCTACGCCTTCTTCAAGCTTTTTTGATAATATCCAAAATGCGGCGGCACATAGCGGATTGACCTTTAGTGTTTTTGGTAACGTCATATACATACAAGGCAACTCACCCTCAGATGACTTTGAAGTTGCAGTTAAGGACTCTAACGGTAACCAAGACATCTTTGCTTACAAAGGTCAGACAGGCGATTTTAAGAAACTGCCGCCTGATGGCCCAACAGGTTTTGTTATACAGGTGATTGGCGACAACGCGAAAAACCAAGACGATTATTACGTCCAACTTTCTGAAGGAACAAACGGCACAAAGTTCTACAAAGAGTGTGCCGCTCCGTCCTCAGAAAAAGATTTCGATAACACCACAATGCCTCATGTTCTGATAAGGGAGGCTAACGGTACGTTCACCTTTAAGCCGAATACTTGGGATGAGCGCAAGGTAGGGGATGAAGATACAAACCCCTTTCCAAGTTTCGTTGGTTTCAAAATCAATGACATCTTCTTTCACCGCAACAGGCTGGGCTTTTTGTCAGATGAGAATGTCATCTTCAGCCAGTCGGCGGAGTACTACAACTTCTTCAATACAACCACACTCACCTTTGTGGAGAGTAACCCGATTGATGTTGCGGTATCAAACAACCAGATATCAATACTGAAGCAGGCAGTACCATTCTCAGAATCCCTTCTGCTGTTTTCTGACCTCAACCAGTTCCGTTTGTCGGCTGGCGAAATACTTGCGGCAGATACTGTGGCGGTGGATGTGACCACACAGTTTGAGGCCGACCTTTTGTCTAAGCCTGTAGGGGCTGGCAAATACGTTTACTTTGCTACCAAACGGGGTGACTTCGCAGGAGTGCGCGAGTATTACGTTGAGACAGATACAGAAACCAATGATGCCGCAGATGTCTCAGCACATGTTCCAACGTATCTTGAAGGCCAAATTAGAAAGCTTGCCGCTTCATCAAACGAAGACTTGCTTCTCATGCTGACGGATGGCGAGAAGGACGTTGTGTATGTGTACAAGTGGTACTTCAACAAAAATGAAAAGCTCCAATCATCTTGGTCAAAGTTCAAGATAGGTGAAGTGTTCAAAGCAAAAGACACTAGCGCAACTATAGAAATTCTACAGGCAGAGTTCGATGGCTCAGAGATTGTGATGCTTGTTAAATACTCATACGCTGAAGGAACATTCAGTGGAAGTAATGTTGTAACAAGCACAAAAGTAGAAGTAACTCTTGAGCGTCTACAGCTTTCGCGTGATGTTACCGAAGACCAAACTGATGACAAAATACCCGTGTTACTCGACAGACGTTTCGAGGTCGGGTCGGGCGGTTCTTATACATCAGGACACAATATTCCTTATTATTACTTAGATGATGCAGGGTCACGACAAAGTTTCAACGTGGCCTACGATGGCGTAGCCCCAAGGTTTCCTGTCGGTCAGGCTAATTCTGGTTCGCCTATACCCACAAGTGTTGCGGCTCACATAGATGAGTTCCTGACCTTTGTGTCACAGGATGGCTCAGAGATACCCGCAAAGAATGTCCCGCAGGCGATTACAGATGGTAAGAGAGTTTGGGGTGGACTAAAGTACACCTTCAAGTACCAGTTCTCAGAGCAGGTCATAAAGAATAACAATGTGGCTATAACCACAGGACGAATGCAGATACGCAACTTCCATATCGTTTTCTCTGACACTTCGTTCTTCAAGGTCAAGATTAGACCTGATAACCGCAACGAAACCATCAAGACATTTACTGGTCGCGTATTGGGTTCGGAGCAGAACAAGCTTGGCGTTACGCCTATTGCTACAGGCTCTTTCAAAGTTCCTGTGCTGGCTGAGTCCTCAAAGGTAACAATCACCATTGAGTCTGACAGTCACCTACCATGTGCGTTCCAGTCGGCAGAATACGAAGCTATGTACAAGGACAGAACCCGCAGGCTTTAATGGCATACTATAGACCTTCAGTTTACGAGGATTGCAAAGTCCTTGCCCCACGACTACGCGAGGTTGACTTGAGAGAAGTTCAAGCGTCCAGCGGCTCTAACGGTTATCAATCATTAGCGTATTCGTATTGGGCTTCTTACGAGTGCAACACTATCATCAGCGACAAAGAGGACATTATCGGTATGTTTGGTGTCGCAAAGGCTACAGATACCAATGGTTTCCCTTGGCTTCTGATGTCCGATGGTATTTACGAAAAAGGTTTTGCACGGCAGTTCATCCCGCAAGCGCAGGAATGGGTTGACCGTATGCAAGAAGAAACACCCATTCTAAACAACTGGGTGTCAGAAGATAATCGCGTAGCAATACGCTGGCTCAAGTCTTTGGGATTTATGTTCATTAACAAAATTGAGGAATTTGGTGTCGGTAAAAAACCGTTCTACGAATTTGTAAGGATTAATAATAATGTGTGACCCCGTAACAGGTATGGCAGTTATAGGTGGCCTCCAAGGTGCCGCTGGTTATGCCGCTTATCAAGAAGGCAAGTTCAATGCTGAACAGCAGGAAGCGGCATTCAAGAGAAACCGTCAGGAATCTATTGCGGCAGGTATGCGTGAAGCTCGCGCACTTGCGATGCAAAGAGAGCAAGTTCGGGGTCAGGCATTTGATAAGAAGAGAGAGGCTAGACTAGAAACCCTTCGAGCAAAGGGACGGGCGCAGGCCAGTGAGAGTGGCGTAGTTCAAAACGCCAACGTGCTTCAGCGCGAGATTACGCGCCAAGGTCTGAGGAATGCAGACTCAATAGCAAGAAACCTAGAAGCTAGAGAAAACCAACTCGACCTTGAACGCGCTGGAATAACGTCCCGTACAAACTCGCGTATCAACTCAGTCAGTCGCGGTGTCAAACCAAGCGCAACGGCGGCTCTCGTTACAACGGGAGCGCAGATTGCAGGCACAGCCGCAGACTTCGGTGCTTTTGATGGTGGTAAAACACCGAAGACAACAAAAACAAGCAAAGATTAACCGTTACATTGTAACGATTTAGGATAATAAGAATGGCTAAAAAACCTCAGAGGCTCTCTCAGAGCCTTGGACGCTTGCGAGCGTTAGAACAGGATACGGCTGTTGTTGCTAGTCCAGTAGATACCTTTACGAGACAAGCGGCAGTAACAGAAAGCACCCGTGCGCGGGAAATAGAGAGAGGACTTTCTCAGCTTTCACCAGTTATTGGTGGGTATTTTAAGGAAAAACGAGAACAACAGCGTGAAGAGGGAATCAAAGAGGGCATTACCCGCTACAGGAATGCCACAGAAGAAGAGCGCAAAGCTGACATAAAACAAATAGAAAGCGGTGACCCGCGACAATCTGAGTTCTGGATGGAAGGTTATGCTCGTTCCTATCTTGAGGACAAAGCTGACAGCATGGCAACTGACTTTGGTATTGCCTTTGCAGAACAAAGTGAAAATCCCAATTTTGACTACGACCAGTTTGCCGATGAATACGTTAGAAACTACACGCTACAAAATGGTCTTGATGCGTTTGACGATGACCTTCTTATAGATAATTACTATGGACGAATTGACGGTGTCATTGCCCAACGGCGGCAGAACTATAACGAAAAACAGATAGCCAAAGTCACAGAAGAGCGTGAAGCGTTATATGAAAAAGACATTAGCAGGGCATTCGATGGGGCTATAAGCGATGAGGGTGGTGTCAACTTCGATACGTTGTCTGGAAGCATCAATGCTCTTGTTGAGCATCGCATAGCTACAGGCGGTAAAGCATCAACTATTATTGACTCTACAGTAAACGGGCTAACAGCCATTGGTTCTAACATGGCTGATAACGGCTTGAGCGATTGGGAAACCGTTCTTGACGTTATGGCTAATATTAAGAACCGTTTTGGAACTTACGGCGAAACCACAACAGGTCGGCTCAACATTGAAAAGCTTCGTCAGCAGTTTGAGGCCGCTGAAGATGCCGCAGATGATGATGTTCTAAAACAACAAAAAGCCTCTGACGAGCTTGAGACTAGGGCAATCAGACAAGGTATTGTAGACGCTCTTGAAGCTAATTCTGAGATTAGCGTGGAAATAAGAAATAGTCGGTCAAAGGCACTAATAGAGGTAGATGGTCGCACAATGACACTGGGAAGTGCAATGCGGCGACTGTTCATTATTGACCGTGTCGAGCATGATTCCCTTAGAACATTTGGCTCTGACTACGACAGCATAGATATCAAAACAGACCCATCTACGCTTGCGGTGATTGACGATATGATTTTTAGCGGCCTTGCAAGTGAGGCTGATATTAACAGAACGATTGATGAATTTCGTGACCGACTGTCTACCCCAGACATAAGGCGGCTTCGTAAGGATGCAAAAGACAGTTCTGTGTTGAAGAACTTATTTACAGATACAGGGGCAACTGCTCCTTACGCCCAAATCAAAGACCTATACAAGAATCCTTTTTCAGGGGGCTTCCTCCCAGACGCTGTTCAGCAATCTGAGAAGTTCACAAATGAATACAATGTGAAGTTTCAAGCTTGGCGGGGTCAAAACGATATATCAACACCAGAAGGTAAAGCGGCGTTCTTTGATTGGCATCAGAGTACGATGGCTGACATTATCAACAGAGCCAAGCCTGTAACAAAAACAGAAACCCCGAAGTTTTGGGAGGACACATCTAAATATAAGAGACAAGACATCTACTCACTGTATAGGTACGCCCAAGACGCAGGAAAAAGAAAACAAAAAATTCATGAGACTGACCTTGGGAAACTTATGATTGCTTTTGTTGAGGCAGAAAAAAACGTGAACCCAGATACCACAATAACCGTGACTTCCGTTCATAATGAAATCGCTAATTGGTTAGGTGAATAATAATGAATAAAGATGCCTATGAAGAAGAACTGCAAGAGCTTTTTAGTAGTGATGAAACAAGCCAGTTCATTGGAAACCTAAGAACAAGTTTAGCCGATGAAGTCTCTGGCACAGGATACGTTGGCGATATGCTCGAAGGAGCATTAGCAGGCGCGGCTGATGCTGTTGATGAAACATTAAACTTCGGACTTGGATTTCTAGGAAGAGACAGCGGACGCATTCTTCCTGAGTTTGACCGCCCTGTTACAGCGGCTGGTGAAATTACTGATGACATGACACAATTTGTAGTCGGGCTGGCGGGTGCAGGTAAGCTTACTAACTCTATTAAGATTGTTAGAGGCTTAAAGGAAGCAGGCTTCAAAGGTAAAGTGGCAAAGGGGGCGATTGACTCTGCCATATCATCAACAGTTGCTCACAATCCTTATGACAAACGGTTAGCTGACATTATGCAACAATACCCAGCAACCGAAAATGCTATAACTGATTGGTTACAAGGCAAAGACGATGACTCAATGTTTGAGCTTCGTATGAAAATGGCTTTGGAGGATGTAATTGCAAACGGTGCAATAACTGGGGCTTTAGTGCTTGGGGGTAAAGCTACTGCAAAGGGTTGGAAAACTTGGCGCGATACAGGGAAAGCTGATGAAGCCGCTGAAGCAGAATTAAAAGAGGCAGGCAAACAGCTAGAAGAGGCAGGCCCAGCCGCAAAAGCCGAAGCAGAGGAGACTGTTAAACGAGCTACTGGAAAGGGCACGAAAGATGCTACCAAAGAGGCCACCGAAGACGTTTCGGAAGCTGGAATTGCCACCAAAGCCGAAGTTCAAGAAACACCCACAGCTAAGACCAAAAGCGACACTCCGAAGAAAGATAGTCCTGAAACTGTAGATGCCGCGTTACCCAAAACCCCCAAGATAACTAAGAAGAAAGCTGATGAAGTAGTGAAAGCCCTGCGTACTGCGGAGGGCGATGAGAAATCGTTTGATGAACTACAAGAGAGTGTAGACAGCTTCATGTACAACATTCTTCAAACAAGGCGGTCACAAGGACAGGCTGAACATATCTCCCTATACGAAGATATGGATGTATTCTATTCGAGCGTTGGGCGGCAAGTTATGGACTTGACCCAAGACGCACAGAAAACTGTGAAGCGTACAGAAACCTTTGATGAACTTTCTCAACGTGCGGCGGCACAGTTAGCTCAGACGGCAGACCTGTCAACCGATGAGGTTGCTTCGCTACTTGCAAAACACGCGGACAACACTCGTGACTCTTATACGTTCCTAGCGGCTACAGATGCCATGATTAGGAAGCAGTACGATGACCTTCTTAACTTAGCCAATGTTGCTGATGAAGCATTTGACGATACGGCTCGTATGTCACTGCTTGTGGAGTTTGAGAAGCTTGAGCGTCTTATCCAAGGTGCAACAGGCATCCGCACAGAAATGGGCCGTGCGCTAAAGTCACGACAAATGGGTATTAAGTCATATGACGAGTTGACTGGCGGTGTATTTGACATGTCAGGAAGAGCCGCACGAGCAACTATGGAAAATCCCGACAAGCTTCGTATAGCCATTCGTAACTCGCAAGATGTGGCTTCAGTAGCAAAGCTTGCTCGTCTTTCAAGCAACAAACGTATTGCAGGGCCGTTGGGTGAGTTTTTCCGCTCAATGATTTTGTTTAACTACAAGACGCAAGTAACCAACGCTTTAAGTGGTGTTGTGGAAACATTCCTTGTTCCTACAGAAAGAATAATGGGTTCGATGTTTGTCAGAGGGGCAGACGGTGCGGCGGTTCGTGCAGATGCACGGGAGCAACTTGTTGGATTGAAACACGCAACAAACGATGCTCTTTCTTACGCTGTAGCTTCGTTCAAAGAAGAGAAAAACATTCTTGACCCGCTGAGAACAACTACAGAGAACACACAGCACCGAATAAGCTCTCAATACTTGGGCGTAGAGCAAGATAGCGTTATGGGACGGTTTGTGGACTTTATCGGTAAAAGCTCCCGATTGTCTCTCCGTGCGCTAGGTAGTTCCGATGAGTTCTTGAAACAAATGAACTATCGCTCATTTATGAAAGCTAAAGCTACCCGTGAAGGATTGGAAACAGGCGTAGAGGACTTAGATGCTTATGTAGCCAAACGCATGGATGAATCCTTCGATAGCGCAGGCCGTGGTGTCGATACGGAAGCTCTTGAGTACTCACAGCGGATTACGTTTACTGAAGACTTAGGCAACAACTTCTTTGGTGACCTCCAGCGTCTTGCAGTTAGATACCCAGCGATGCAACTTGTTTTGCCCTTTATTCGTACTCCTACGAACCTTTTGAAACGTGCAGGACAAAGAACGCCCCTACTGGCGATGCTTTCAAAAAGTGTCAGGGAAGATATAAAAGCAGGTGGTGTACGCCGTGCAGAGGCATTAGGCCGACAGTCAATGGGTGCTGTTGTTATGAGTTCTATGTTCTTTGCTTTTGGTGAAGGCAAGATTACAGGTGCAGGCCCAACAGACCCTAGAGCTAGACGCTTCCTTCGTAACGCTGGCTGGCAACCATATAGCATCAAACTTGGCGATAAGTACTACAGCTACAATCGCCTTGACCCTAACTTCATTATGGTTGGTGCTATCGCCACTGCTTATGAAGCTATGTCCCCAGTCTTAGAGGACGCTGATGCTGACACACTTGACCAAGTGGATGAAGTAGCCACAGCGTTAGTTTTGGGTATTACTCAAACATTTAAGAACAAGGCTTACTTTCAGGGTGTGTCAAACCTGCTAACGCTATTGTCCGCTGAAGACGAAAAGGCTCTTAGCAGAGTAGGGAACACCGCAAGCAACTTTGTGGCATCCTTTATCCCAGCGGCTTTGGTACAAACAACAGATGTTGCTCAAGGGCATGATGCCTTAGTCGAAGCCATTGGTCTTGCAGATAAACTGAAAAAGAAAATACCAATACTCAAAGACAGTCTTCCAAAGAAGTACAACTGGGTTACAGGTAAGCCTATCGAATCTCCAGTGATTGCAAACACCTTGGGTTTCCAAAGCCAAGAAGTACACAACACCAGCGTTATGAAAGAACTGCGTGAGATTGGGTATGGATTTAGTGGCCCTGAAAAGAGGCTCTCGAAACAAGAACTAACAAGTGAGCAGTTCTCAGATTACGCCCGTCTTACGGGTCAACTACAGATAAATGGCAAGACCCTTGAGCAAACTCTCTCAGAGTATTTTGCCAGCCCTATTTGGCAAGGCGTACCAGCAGAGCGCAAAAGGTATCGCACAAATGGGCAAGTACCGACTGTCGAACTTAGGTCTGTGTCTCGAATAATGGGCGCATATAAAAAGGCGGCTAGAGAAGAACTAATGAGAAAATATCCAGAACTTAGAGATGCGGTAATGACGCATAAACGAATGACGAAAGGGACTGACCTTTTAGCTAGTAATAGGTAATAATAAAAATGGCAAACTCATTTATTGAATACACAGGTGATGGCTCAACCACAGCCTACACCATTACGTTTAACTACCTTGCTACGGCAGATGTCAAAGCGTTCCTCAACGGAACGGCGACAACAGCTTTCAGCGTTAATGGACAAACCCTCACGTTCAACTCTGCTCCTGCATCTCAAACATCTATTCTGATTGAACGGGATACACCCAAGGCAAGTCGCCTAGTTGACTTCAGTGACGGGGCTATCTTGTCAGAGGCTGACCTTGATAAGAACGCCAACCAGTTGTTCTTTATTTCTCAGGAAGCTGTGGATACCGCAGACAGGGCTTTGTCTCTGAATAGTGCTAACCAGTTTGATGCTACAAAAAGCAGTACCGCAAGACGTATTGTGAACTTGGCAGACCCTGTAGATGCACAGGATGCAGTAACGAAGAACTGGCTAACGACCACCTACCTTACTCCCGCTAACATTACAAACATTGATACAACGGGAACTAACATTGCGAGCATCAACACGGTTGCGGGTGCAATCGCTAACGTCAACTCTGTTGCAGGTAATGCCACAAACATCAACACGGTGGCGGGTAACAACGCCAACATAAACACAGTTGCAGGTAACAACGCCGACATTTCGACTGTCGCAGGTATTGCCGCTAACGTCACCACGGTTGCAAACGCTTCCTCGAACATTGCCGCCGTTGCCACAGATATTGCCGCAGTTCAAACGGTGGCTTCTGACTTACAAGAAACAGTGTCAGAAATTGAAACTGTCGCCAACGACCTGAATGAACAGACATCAGAAATCGACACGGTGGCAGGGGCTGTCGCTAACATCAACACAGTTGGCACAAACATCAACAACGTGAATTCTACTGGTGGTGCTATTACAAATGTGAACACGGTTGCTGGTCAGATATCACCGACAAACAATATCGGCACTGTCGCTGGTATATCTACAGAAATCGGAAACGTGTCAGGGATATCCAGCGCAGTATCAAGCGTTGGAAGTAACACCGCCAACATAAACAATGTCGCTGGACAGATTAGCCCGACCAATAACATAAGCACTGTCGCTTCTAACATCTCTGATATTCAGGATGTAGGCGGTAACATTGGCGCAATCACTACTGTCAACGGCATTAGTGCCAACGTGTCCACAGTAGCTGGCATTAGCTCTGACGTAACAAGCGCGGCTAGTAACTCTACTAACATCACCAACGTGGCAAACAACGCTTCTAATATCACCGCTGTTGCTGGCGCGGTAACCAATATCAATACCGTAGCCGCCAACGTAACCAATGTTGGAGCAGTCGCTAATATAAGCTCTGATGTAACCACAGTGGCAGGGGATGCTACTGATATCGGAACAGTCGCTGGGGCTATAGCCAATGTCAACTCAGTGGCAACCAACAGTGCCAACATCAATGCTGTTGCGGCTAACAGTGCAAACATCAACTCTGTAGCTGGAGACTCAACAAACATTAATACAGTGGCTGGCATTTCTTCTAACGTATCCACTGTTGCAAGTAATGTCACAGGGGTTAACAGCTTTGCTGACCGTTATCGTGTTGGTTCGTCCGACCCATCGTCATCCAATGATGCTGGCGATTTGTTCTTCAATACAACTGCCAGTGTACTCAAGTTCTATAACGGCACACAGTGGAATCAGATAACCACCTTTAGTGGTAACTATAACGACCTTTCAAACAAACCTACAATTCCTGCCGCTCCAGCGATTGAGGACAACTCTGGTACACCAGCGTTAGCTACAGGAATTACTGGCGCAGAAGTTCGGACAGCGATTGGTGCAGGCACATCGTCTTTTGATGGAGCTTATAGTTCGTTAACTGGCACACCCACCATCCCATCCAATGTTTCAGACCTAACAAATGACAGCGGGTTTATTACGTCAGCCGATGGTGGCAACGCGGCTACGCTTGACGGCTTGGATAGCACTCAGTTTTTGCGAAGCGATGCCAACGACATTACTACAGCCCAGCTCACAGTTCAGCAAAGCGGTGTAAGCAGGTTCATAACTCCCGAAGGCAATCATGCTGGTTCTTTTAGAGCGCGTGGCGACCACTCGACAAGTGGCCTTGGGACGCTTGAACTACAGAATGATGGGGGTACGGGCGATAGCAACCTTGCAAGTTTATCGCTTCATTGCGCTGGTCATTATGCCACGAACCTCCACCTACGCGCCGATGCGTATCTCGGCGTTGGCGGTTGGTCGGCAACGTCATGGAGATGGTATGTCCACATGCCTACCGGAGATATGGTCGCGGCGGGTAATGTGACAGCATACTCCGATGAGC